TCGGTGGGTGTTCTGAAGGCGGACGGCGTGATCGGCGTTCGCACTTGGGACGCTTTGTTCATTATGTAGAGAGTGAGGTTTGACATGCCGAAAGACAAAGGCTACGACGAGTCATCGATGCGAGGCAAGGCGAAGAAAGACGCCAAGTATTTGCGTGAAACAAAGCTGGGGAACGCCAATCATGGCGGTCGCCCCTTCGGAAAGTAGGTTGTGATGCGTGATGGTACGACGCCTGAGAAGGTGACAGCCGGCCAGGTTCTGGTCACTGCAGTGAAGCGTGGTGGCGGGATCGGCCATGTTGGTTCTCCGTCGAAGAGTGGCGCACGGCGTGCGCTGCGGAACTGATATGGCACGCTCAAGGGGTAAGACGGTAAAGAGTAGCAAAGCGTCGAAGGCGATGTTGAAAAGACGCAAGCCCCGCAAGTATTGACATGCCGCTGCGGGGCGGTTCCAGCCGCAAATCTATCGGCCACAACATCGGCAAACTGATTGCCGAAGGCTACCCACGCAAACAGGCTGCCGCCATTGCCTATGGCAAGGCCGGCAAGCCACGGAGGAAACCTAAATGAGTCCTGCATTTCGCGACCAGGCCGAACGTGCCGTCGCAACCTTTATCGAAGCCTTCGTCGGTGTGTTCTGTATCACGGACGCATCGTCGGTTGAAGCAGCATCCGCTGCCGGCGCTGCCGCTGTGTTAGCATTGGTCAAGGCATGGTCGAAAGGCGTGCTGGGCCGCAACCGAAGAGGGTAAAACATTTTTATGACCGAAAATACTACTGTGGTTGCTGCGCCGACGCAGCAATGCTCATTAAACAACAACCCGTTGTGTTACCTGTGTGGCATTCCGATGCAGCGAGCAGGGTCTTGTCTGGTGTGTTCTGCTTGTGGTGAAACCAGCGGCTGCTCATAAGGAGATTGATCGTGGGACTACCCGCATCCTCTGACGAGTTCGACTGTGTATGGGCTGAATGGATGGCAGGCGGCGGCAATGTGCTGGAAGCGGAGATTCACGAAACGATCAAGAAGACGGCGCATCTGCTGGACATGACAGACGGGACGCATGCGTCGTGGCATGACGGTCGCCTGGGGGTGCTGGTTGTCTTCGACAGTTACGACGTTGCGTCGGTGCTGTCTGCATGGGAGGCTGCGGAGGGCGGCAACCTGATGGCGTTGACTCACATAATGGAATGGTTGAAGGGGTTCGTTAATTTCGTCGACTACTGTGTGACGGAAGCGGATCCTGGTCCTGAGGNGTTATTTGAGGATCAATAGCGTCCGAGGTATGCCTTCACGGTTTCGTTGTCGGCAAGTTCTTTCCGCATTGTGTCGTAGATGGCGTCGCGTCGACGCGCCAGTGTCGTCTTGGGGATGCCGACGACGATCGCTACGAAGCGAAGCGACAGGCGGGCGTTGACCAGCATGTCGATGAGCCAACGGTCGTAGGTGGATAGTTTATCGAAGACGTCGCAGACGAGGTCTTGTAGTTCAACCCGTTCTTCTTTCGATATGGCGGGTTCCTCGGTGCCGGCCACCATGAGGGCTTCCAACGCTGTGTCGGGTCGTGTGTGCCAGTGGCTGCGGGGACCGTGGGCAGCCAGGATGACTTCATGGTCGGCTGCGCCAGCGTCAAGGGATGTGCCGCACAGCGGGTCGATTCGTTTTGCTCCCCGTGTGGCTCTAGTCACTCCACGGGAGAAGAGAGGGGCGGATCTGGAAGTACGCTTTGCCTTCTCGGAAGTGGCCGACGGGGACTTGTTCCCGTTCGATCAGGCGTTGCAGTTGCGACAGGTGCAGGGCCACGCAGTCNTGACGCGGCGTTGACCAGATCCAGATGACAACGGGGAGTGTCTGGTCCCACCATGACAGGGCGATCAGTTTCTCTAGTTTGAACTTGAGGCCGTTTTTGCCCATGCCGACTGTTTCAACGAACTGTTGTGGCGATACCTGGATGAAGTCGGGGGCGTAACGGATGTGGAGCGGCAGGTTTTGGATGCTGAACGGGGGCCGGTTGAATCCGAAACGGGCCACGTTGTCGTGGCGGGATTCGAACTCGCCTTCGGCTTCGTCGCCCATCGACGCCATGCGTTCTTCAAACGATTTCTCATGGAACGGGCCGCTCATTTCTTGGATCCTCTGATGCGGAGGATTTGTTTGTCGTCGTTGTAGGCGACGCCGTTCAGAGCATCCTCTACCGTTTTGAGATAGTTGGTGGTGTCGCCCTGCAGGGGCGACTTGTCGTCGTCGTTCAGGCTGTTGATTGTGATGACGGTGCGGTCAAGGTGAAACACGCATGACATCGATACGGGGCCGTCGAAGTAGGGGCCGTTGTAGGCGGCAGCGATGACGGCCTCGGCGTCGACTGTGCGTTTCGGTGTGTAAACCCGTTTCGCTCCGAAACGGGGTCGCCCTTTCGCTATGGGGCGTCCGCGGACAGTGAACCTGTGTCGCATAAAGGGGTCCGATCAGGTAGAGGCACCGTCAAGGTGCAGTTTCTCCCGTTTCGCTCCCTCAAGGATGCCGCGGATCCGTACCTGCCGGTCGGATCGGTCAACATACTTGCACATCCTGTTGTCAAGTTCGTAAAGCAATGCGATGATGGCATCGTCGGAAAAGTCCTGTCCCAGCAGCGAGCAGGCGAACGTGCAGAGTTCGTTGCTTCGATCATTCCAGGTGTCTGCTTCCCATATGTCGGCTGCAAGACCACCGAAGTTGTCTCCTGAGCGGGTGCGTTCCAACGGGTCGTCTACGGGTTCGGGGTCGATGTAGAGGGGAAGCAGTTGGCGTATCGATGCCGGCGATGCCAGCCTCGTCCATGCATGGTCGACGTAGGTGTTGAGTTCCATCGGGGTGTCATCATCATCGATGCCGCATGTGCGTCCTGTTGCTGCACCGTATGGGTACGGCAACCTGAGGCAGTTGCCGATCTGTCCTGAACGCAGATCGGTTTGTTTCGGGTACACCTCCTGGGTGGGGGCGTCAACGATGCGGCATGCGCCCGTCATGGCGCGTCGTGCCAGCAGCGCCGACACTGGGTTCTGCAGGTACACCCAAACGTGGTAGCCTTTCGACTGGGATGTTTCGACAATGCCGAAGATCCCGAACTTGGATAGGAGTGCCTGCACGTTGCGTGCATGTATCAGGCTGGCGTCTCCGTCGTCCAGATCGACTGCCATCCAATGCACCTGCCACATATTCTGGTGCTTGAACAACGGGTACACACCCAGGGTGTCGCCAGAGCCNCCTAAATGGCCCTGTACGGCGTCGACATAGTCTCCGCCGTTCGCAGGCCGTGCAACACCCGTGCTGTCCGTCAGCGGCTTCACAGCGCCCCCTACGGGGCACTGAGCCAACGCGCCCCCACGGTGCAGGAGCGCAAACTTTTCGATCAGAGTCAAACTATCCATCGGTCATCACGGGGAATGTCGGCATCAAGGTACTCGCGTACCAGGCCACACAACGGGTCGATAAAGTAATCGATCGGAGGATCCGTGATCTGACATGGNGGACGCTTGTTCTTACACAGATCCAACGAAATGGAAACAGAGTGGACACGCCGTTCCTCAACCGTCAACTTCGGNAGTTCCCGCTTGCGAAACACATTCAACTGCAGTATAGCATACTCGTCGGCATTGAACTTGCCGTCGTCCATACCCCGCGAAGCACCACGCGAACTACCCTTACCAGACTGATGCACCAACCCGACCGGCATGTTCTCCGACTCAGCCCACTCCTTGATGCCCTTCAACACCGTCGACACCCCGTCGTAACCAACAGCACGCGGCATCTGCTCCAAGAAATCGATCATCGTGAACAACGGACGAGCCTGCCAGTAGTCCTCACACTCAGCGAGAGCAACCGACATCTCAGCGAACGGCAACGCATACGGAAATATCTTCACCCTGTCCAGCCAAGTCCGTTTGGCCTCCTCAATCTCGGCACGATACGCACTGTCGCCCGACTTCAACGCTTCCTCCACTGCCGACAGGTCACGGTGATACAACAACGCATACAGTTTTGACACGACAAGAATCTCGGGCTCATCGGGTGTGAAGATGACAGCATGGAAGTTCGGATCGTTTTTCAGGTTGGTGGCTATCGACGACAACAACACTGCCGACTTGCCTGTATGGGCACGACCCGTAACTACCAGAACATCGGACGGCCACACGCCACGCATCTTGTCGTCGATGGCGGACAAACCCAGGTAGTAGCGGTCTTCGCTGCCGGCGGCATAGTCAACCCATCGGTCAACAGCGTCGCCTGTGGGACGGAAGAAACGGTACTCGGTCGGAGTACCGACATCGACCCCGCCGAGGCGGGCGTCGATGTCGGCATCCGTGAGGGTGTGCGGGAGTTCCCCGTCATTATGGACGTTGTGGGATTCACCCACGCAGAGCCTCAAAGGTGTAGGACTGCAACTCGG